TCCTAGATATTTTGCCTGCTCAGGATTCAGCGTATTGATGCCTTGTTTTTCAGCTATCTTAATAAATCTATCGGCTAAATCAGCCCTCAATCGTAGCGCACCGCCATTGTATGCCGACTCTGAAGCCTTATATAGCCTCCCAAGTAGGGGTATTCTTGCAGGAGCAGATGAAGGAAAAGCCTCCTCGCTTAATACATCTAGGCCATATCTTCCGGCTTTATATTTCCCGTTCAAAGCGTTAGGGCGTGAGTAAATATCCGCTTTTATAGCACCCATAGCGTCTTTCCCTATTAACTCTTTGCCTATATCGCCAAAAGACTTAGCAAAGTTTCTAACCCAAAGATGAGAAGTTTTAAAGTCTAGAAGCGTTTTAATACCCTGTCTTCCGAAAAATGAGTTGTCCATCGATGAAAGTAGGGACTTTAATGTTCCTGGCACTTTACCCACCAAATCTAGTGTTGCCCGAATAGGCTGTTCTTTAAAGAATATGTTTCTTGATTGTAGTTTTAATTTATTAACATACTTTTCAGTTTGGATATTTGCCCATCCGTAAGCTAATCTATCGTCTTTTGAGGGGAACACGCCTTCTGGGCTTGCTTTAGCTCTTAAGTCCTGCATTTTTGTTGATAGTTCAGATATGCTCTTAGCTTCTGCTTCTGTTACGCCAAAACCTAATCTTTGAGAAGCCAAATCCTCTAGGAAGGCTCTTTCTTCAGTGGGATTTAAGACGTTATCCATTCTTTCTATTCTTGAGATCAGATCACGCTTTGCTTGAGGGGACATACCGCTTACCCGTTTGGCCCAAGAGATATACCCGGCTTTTTGGTTTTTAAGAAGAAGTTTTGACTCAAATAGAGTATTTACCTGTTTGCCATTATCACTACCCACCAGCTTTTCAAGGAAGGCCCGTCTTTGCTCGCTTGACATCTTACCCAATTTCTCAGGATTTATAGTGCCGTCTTTTAAGGCTATCTTAAACTGTTCTACCTGTTTTGGTACGAGACAAAAGCTAGGCATCTTCTTTAGAGAATATAAAAAATCCTATAATTAACATCCAAAATGCAATTAAGTATAACATCTAACATTTAATTGACTCTACAAACTATTTATCAGCTACCTTAACCCCTTTTTGTATATCTGCAACTACTCTCTTTTGCATATCTACAGGAGTTTTACCTTTATACCTTCTTTTAAACGCTTCTTCTCGAACCCTTACTAGATCACTCATTATCTTTACTGGTGAATTTGGGTCAATTTCCTTTAGTATTTCTATTTCCTGCCCGAATCTAGTAGATTTAAGAGATGCTATCCGTCTTGCTAAACCAGTATCGTCTTTTGCTAAATTATGGAGTGCTACAAAAATAGCGTTATCCAATAGTCCTTTTGGTGTTGGTTTTTCTCCTTTTATTACTGCCATAGCCTCTTCAGTATTGTTAATTACATATTCCGAAGCCTTGCGTATTTGATCTTTATTTGTCATGCCAGTAATTTTGGTTTGTCCTAAAGCTTCTTTTGTTTCTTCACTGATATTTTTAAGAGAAGCTGTTATCCTTGCCTCAAGTCTTGAGACTTTTTCCACACCTTCTTTAGAAGATACTGGAAGTTGGTCTCTAGGCACACTTATTTCCTTTGGTTTTACTATAGGAGTAGCTTTTTGTTCTACTGTTTTAACTACGGGCTTAGCCCCACTAGGCTGTTGTGTTATACGTTTATAAAAACTAGCAAGATCAGGAATTGAACGAGCTTGTTTCCTTAATTTAAGATAATTGCTTATTTCATTAAAAACTTCTGGCATCTCCTTTTTAAAAAGTTTGTTTTCATAGGTAAATTCAGCAAGTAATTCTTGTGCAAGCTCAGCATTGTCTTCTAAGTAAACTTTTTTTGGATACCTCGTCCCAGTAGTTATAGGAAATTTATCAACTTTACCAACTATCTTTTTGTATTGTAGGTTTGGTAAGCTGACTAACCATTCGCTAATTTTATTATCTATTGAATGACGAGTTTCATGTCCTATCACCTCTTTAATTTCACCCCTTGAACCAATACCTTTCGTAATCTCTATCTTGTTTGTTATTGGATTATAGCTTCCTACCGCTTCCTTCAAATTAGTTAATTTTATTTCTCTTTGGGTTGGAGCATAATCACTTAAGAATCTCTGGAGTCCAAATTTTTTCCCTCCAACTCCACTTTGATATTTTTTTACTTCTTGTGCTAATTCCTTGTTGAGGACACTTGGCTTAGGCTCTTTAAACCCTAGTTCTTTAGCCGACACTACTTTTAATTCTTTAACTGCCTCTTTCTCTGCTTGCTCTACAGCTTCTTTAACTATCTCTTGAGCTACCTTTCTACCCCTTAACACCGTTACGCCCTTAGCTAATAGTCCTGTTGGAATAAGACCACCGGCATCAAGCGCTACGACTAAAGCAGTATTTGACATAGCTACCTCAAAAGCCTTCTGCCACTCCTTGTTATCTATGTGGGTTTTAACCTGAGACATAGTTTTCGGAAGATTTTTAGCATCTCTTTTTAACAAATTCCTACCTTCTTTTGTACTTACCAACTCAATGTCTGTTCCATACTGTCGGGCAACTGCCGAAGGAAAGTTACTTATAAAGTTGACTATCTTATCCTCTGGTTCAAGGGTCTTAGAAGCTACTTTAGTTTTTGGGAGTTCTTTTAATTTAAAAAAAGTACCTAAATTAACATCTGGGGCTTTCTGTAGTACCTTTCCAGTCTTTAATGCTACTTTCTGGAATGTATCTACTTTTTTACTTACTCCTAGTTGTTTGTCGGCTACCCTTAAACCCGTAGATATGATCTTTTTATATATGTCTATTGGTTTTCTGATTAGGGCTTCTTCTGGAACCTTACTAGAGGCTTTAGAGATAAAGCCTTTTACCTGTTGAGTGGGGGATTTGGTAGGCGTAGGCGTAGTAGTCTTGCCTATGGGTTTAGCTGTAGGCTTCGATGGTGCAAGTGTCTGTCCACTTTGTTGTAGAAAGCCACCGCTACTGCTAGCGGTTTTCTGTGCTGTCTGAGTTTGTGGTTGTAAAAATCCCATTTACCATCCCTTGCCCCACTTAACAAAGCCTAAATCTGTAAAGGCGGAAGCGGCGTAGTCATCTGCTGAGTTGAAGTCGATACCAGCATCTGCCATAAGTTTTGCTACGGCTTTTTTATACTCTGCTATGGAAAGCCTCTTGTCTTCATTTGTATCAACAGATGTGATAGCCTTTCTGGCTTGAGATGTTATTGCCCTTTCCTGAGTCGGTGTAAAGGTACTTCCTCCGCTTCCCGTAGCCTTCTCAGGTTTGGCATCTGCCAGAAATTGTTTCGCAATAATTTCTCCCGTGTCCTCGTTGATAATAACCGCATATTGTCCTGTCTCATCATCTACCTTTTGAAGAACCGTGTTAACCTTTGGAGCGTTTTTTGCCTGACTTACCCCTATAGCGCTTTGTATCATACTCGAAGAGATGCCCGTTGCCCGTGTTATGTTAGCTATGTCCTCACCAGACGCATTGTCTAGCGCTCCGTTGCTAAGTAGGCTGTTGAACTGATCCCATGCTTGCTTGACCTGATTGCTATTGATATCAAACTGTTTTGTTTGAATGTTAAGCTGTGTTTCTACGTCAGCCTTGCGAGTCGCTATGTCGTTTCTTATATTTGCAGTATCATCATTAAACTTCTCGTCTAGCTTCTTAAGCCTTCCTGTCATTGTAGCCTCTGACAGATAAGGGTTATCTTTTATTTTGGCTACCCGTTCTGTGTAGGCTTTTGATTTAGTAGATAGCTCATTTTCTATATCTTTGATCCCCGATTTAGCATATAACCCTTCGTACAGTGAGGGTAAGTCAATTGTGGGCTGATTAAATGTTTGTGCCGATATTCCGGATGTAGATGATTTTTGCTTTTCTTCCGTAAGAAGTTGCTGATAGCGACTTTCCTGAACAGGGTTTCTGTCTGTTTTTGCTAGCTGTTGTAGTTCGGTATCTCCTCCTGCCGGTCTAGACGATGACGAAGGCGCTGATGCTGTAGGTGTTGCGCCGAGTGCGGCTGCTGGTTGAGCCACAGGTTGTCCTGTTGCTCCTCCCCTTAGCATATTTAGGAGTTGGGTGTTCTGTTGGGCTGTCCCAGCATACCCTTGTATCCCTTTTGAAGCCGCTAGCTTAGCACGGGAAGCGTAATCGTTGGGTTGACCCACAGATCCTAAATAGTCAACGATACTTGGCCCAGAATAATCAGCCATTATAAATCGAACCTCCCTCTCATATCTTTACTATTCCCTCCACCGAAGAAGTCCGGGACTTCAAAGAAAGGCATATTCTTCTCATACTTACTTTGCTCTTTCTTGATCTTATCCCATGCGACTACCAATATCTGTTTTGCCTCTAGGCTTCTGAACTCGGCAGACTTGTCTTCCTCTATCTTAGACTTAAGTATTGCTACCGACTCTAAGACTATTGCCTCATTAGCTTCGGGGGTAGAATAAGAAAATATCGTGGTATCAGCATCGGCGCTTAGATCTGATATGACCTTTATACCCCAGACAACGATATTGTTGTTTCCCTGCACTGTGGGTACGGGCCAGACAAAGAACCTTCTCCATTGGTTGGCCCATTTCTTCTCTGTATCATCGGGATAGTCTTCTTTCCAGTTAAGATAGTCGTCAAAGGATAGGGGGCTTCCATCGGGGTCTTCCCCATATCTTACATCATCAATAACTAGCTTCCATACAGAGTTTGACCTCCAGTTTTGGGGATAATCGTAGTATTCCTGACTTACCTGTGTTGAGGTTTTCTTGGCATCTTGTAGCTCAGGCCAGGGGAATAGACCCCCCACCTTCCTATACGCACGGTTTATAGCTCTCTTAACCAGCGTGGGAGAGTAGAGTGTACTTTCGTCCCCTACCGTAAGATCGTCTTGGACTGCCTGTAATAGTTCTACAAATGTCGTCATAAGTCTAGGTTAAGGCATGACTTTACTCTTACGCAAATAGTTTTAAGTTGGTAAGGGTATATTCGTTAGAAAGAACTTGACAGTAAAGGTAGTTGCGGGAAGAGAAATACTACCTATGTTAGAAACAGCAATCCTACTCACCCTTAATCTTATTTTTGTTGCATCAATATACATTTCAGCGTCCCCGGCGGTATAATCCGGGCCAAAGCCCGTAGGTTCTGTTGAAAAATTAAAAAAAGCACCTGATCCAAAAATATCAGGAGCAATTACATGATTTGCCTGTGGTCTCCCATGGCTATAGTCAGTAAAATTAGTCTTTTGTATAGTTTCTCCCGGATTAGCTGATATTGCATCAATATTTACTGTAATACTATCTTGGAGAATAATTAGAGGAGACTGAAATTTAGAACTAAGCACTAATTCTGAATCTTCAGCTGTTTTAACATCCTTACCAGTCTGTGAAATCTTAAAACCATAATCTTTAACTGGTGCAATTGAAATAGCACCTGATCCATCATCGCCTGGATTAACATAACATATATAAACTAGGGTATTAGCTGAAGCGTGTTCACAATGTAAATTAGTAGTATCAGTATAAATGTCTCCATAAGTCCCAGTATATTCAAAAGAATAACCATCGAAAGGAGCGCTAAAATAGTTTAGGAAATACCTACCGCTATCAACAATATATCCATCAAAAGCTGGTCTATAACCCAACCCATGTGCGAAATTAAAAGAAGCAGAAGTCGCTATCCCTTTGCTTCTTACCATCATTGAGCGCATCTTTGAAGTAAATGAAAGGTTTTTATCAGTAGCAGTATTAGCGTCAAAACCAGGCTTTGTAGCTTTTATTCCATAATCTAAGCTCATATACTATTCGGGTCAACATAAATAAAATGAAAAACCTCATATATACGATCTGATGTATGCGTATTTACAGAATGACCCAATCTGACAGTTATAGCATTTACAGTTTCAGAAAGAATCCTTCCTCTTGTTGCATAGGCATCTGTGCTTTGCCCTGGGATATGAACTATTCGTCCACTTTGATCTTTAAAGAACAAATTATACAAGGGGTTATATCCTAGACTATGCGTAATAGTATAAGAAGCATTATAAGTAGAAGCAGGAATTGTTACTGACGTAGGCCACGAAGCATCTAAGTCTAACGCTTTTAAGTTATAGTATTTACTCCATATTAAATAATCTTCAGGAGTAGTAGAAGTAATATCTTTTCCATCAATAACAGCTTTAATTCCCTCATCGGCCATTAGAACCCTCCCAACTGATAGCCTATTAGCACTCGATCATTTGAGCCGTCGTTTATAACGATTGTTCCATCTGTTCCATCTATTATTACTCTATTATTCCCTACAACTACTTCTCCTGTAATTAAACTTCCAGATTGCACCTCACCCTTAAAAGTAGCACTTCCATCTGTTCCGCTTATAGCAAATGTGGTTATACCTGCTAAGTCTCTCGCTGTTAGACCGTTGGGGGTAATTCTTAAGTCTCCTGATAACCCCTCTTGAAAATTCCCCACCTGTATTCCGCCTGATTGAACTAACTCAAACTCTTCAAGTATCTTTCTGCTTCTAGTATTAAGAGATGTACTTAAAAGTTCGGTTGCTATCCTTTTTTTGGGTAACACTTTCTCTTTGGCGGTAGTTGGAGTATAAGTATCTACTGCGTTGGGCGTTGAGGGCGTAAAGGCAGTAATCCCCTCCATAGGAAAGGGTGTCTCCTGCATTACCTCTGGCTCATAGACCTTATCCATCTAATTAAAAAGAATCTGCTCTGGTAAATAACTTATTGTCTTTATACTTTTTCTCGAATTACAACTATGACAAAGTGGTTGGATGTTCTCTATAAAATTACTTCCACCCCTACTTAACGGGATAATATGATCTTCAGTAAGTTTAATTTCAGGTTCTACCCTTTTGCAACACAAACACATATAGCCATATAGTCTTTTTAGATTCTCCCATTCTTCTAGTGTATGTATTCCCTCAGCAGATTTCCTTAAATACTTATTTCTTCTACTATAGAATCTTTTGTACTCTTTCGTTGAGGATCTACCATCTATCCATCTTGGGCTTATTTCTCTTGGCATCTTCAACATTTTCTCTGACATTTCTTTTCTTAGTTCGTTTGTATGATGTTTTCCAAAAAACGTACCATTTTCTCCGCTAAAAAATTTACCATTACAGGTGATACATCTCTTTGCAATATAACTACTCACCCTTTTTCCACAATCAAGACATTTAGGTTTTCCACCCTTCCAGTTGTGATGATTCTCCTTTGTTTGCTTACCAGCCCTCACAATACTTAAATGTAATTTTGTTGCTAAAGTATGATGCTTGCCAAAGAAGGGGTTATCCTTTCCCTTTTTAAACTTACCAGCACAGCTTTTAGAACAATATTTTTTTCTAAGTGCTAAGCAAGGAAAGGTTTTTATTTCCTTTTTACAAGTTTTACAATTCTTTATAACCATTTTACGAGAAATAGGTACGAATACGATATATTTCTGGTGTTAAATTTTGAGATGGGATCATTAAGATACGAGGCTCGAATATATCCATCTCTGAGCCTATTCTAAATACTGCTTTTTTACTTCCCGTTGTAGCATGAGACTCGTTGCCATCTGCTGTGCTAGCCTGTACCCAAGTTCCCGACTTATTTTTCTGATAATAGAAGTAGATACTGCACCCTACAGGCAACTCATCAAAGAATACCTCGACCATGCTGAAAAACGTAGGCTTTTCGGCTTTTTTGACAGGCGCTCTAAACTCTAACCCTTCCCATATCCCCTGAGCCTTTGTAGAGGGGTCTACGGCTCGTACCCCGAAATCTGTGCCATCTCTATATGAGGCTATAATAACGCCCTCTACGTTAACCACAGCGCCTATTTCGTCTACATCCATAGCGTACTCAAGATTCATAGTGAAAGGTTGGTCTTTGTTTTTGCGCCCATAGGTATAGATACCGTTTTTACCACTATCTGCGTCAAATACTCCCCATAGCGACATATTTCCCATGCTTTGTTTGTCTACCCATGAGTCCGCACCGAATACCCAATCAAAAATCTCTACCTGATCTTCTTCATTTGCTACTCCCCCCGGATTTACTCTGCCTCCTCCGGGGAATCTCTTAACAGGCATAGAGTCTGTGAAGTTTGCATAAAACAACTCTCCGTCATCTCCTACCTGAATAAGAGGATATTCGCAATCTATAGCACCGTTGACCCCCTTGTTTGGGTATCCTGATTTATAAGTTCCTATAACTACTCTTCCGTTTCTCTCAATTAGGGTCTTTGCTATATTTCCGGGGATCAGATCTAGCGCCTCGTTTGTCCAAGAGTCATCATATCCCACTAACGCCAGCTTAGAACCGTTAGCGATGTAGTTTGCGCCCCCCACCTGTTTCATGGTATGCCAGTCTG